ATATATTTAATTTTAAAACAATTCTTACATTGCCAATCTAAATTATCTTTTCTTTTTGAATTCTTAGAAAAGGAATCTAAACTTTTATTTTCTTTGCAAGTAGGACAATATTTCATTTTTCAGATTTATCTTTGTCTTTTTTATCCTTAATTGTCTTTTTTTGCTCTTCAGTTAATTCTTTTTCTTCTAATATTTTTGTTATTTGACCATCACCTGTTTTTATAAACATTTATTCTCCTATTAATTACATCAAGGGTTTTGGGTGTTTTAGATGGTTGAGATATCTTTAAATCATTGTACATCTTGCTAACCCAAGTCTCTCCTAATATATTAGATGAAACATAGTTTCTTATTCTATCATTTAATATATTTTCTAAATCTTTGCATTTTGCTTGTAAAAGTTTGGCTACATCAATTACATCTTTAACAAATGTTCCGCTTTCCATATTGTTAAATAAATTTTCAAATTTCTCAAAAGTCTTTTCTGTATCTGAAACTGTATTAACAAATGCCTTCATCATTCCAGATACTTTTGGATCTGAAGAAAATTTTGTTAAGACATTAATAGCATAGAAAGAATTTAATTTAAAATCAGAAAACTTTTTTAAAGATTTATCTCTAAACTCTCTTAAATGAACTCTTTGAGATAAAATCTCTTTCGCTTCCATTTCTGTATTATTTTCAAACGGAACTTTTATTGTATCTAAAAATTCTTTTGTATCATCTAAAAGTTTTGAAGTATAATCTATATAGGTCAATAATTGCCTAGCTTGGTTCTTTTCTTCATTTGAAATATCATATGTCATCTGGTTTAAATAAGATCTTTTAATCATGAAGAAATCCTCCGTAGTTCTCTACCGGACCTACTCCTTGTATTCCAGCATTATTATCAAATGTTCCAACAGCAGGAACTCTATCTAATTTTTCTTTATCTTCTACTACTATACTATATTCATCATTATTTGTTGTAACATATTGATTATCATATGGATACTTTCTTGTTACATCTTCATATGGAGCCATACTTTGCTGAGTAGCCTTATCTAATGGTGAAGCTCTATTACTATCTATATATGTCCTGCTATTTTCAACTATAGAATCACTAGAGTTATTACTATCACTTTGCTTTGAATTAATAATAGCCTTTTCATATAATTTAATAGCCTTTTGCCATTCTTTTGGAAGAAAAGCTCCGAAGCCAAGTTCTTTTGCTTCTTTGATTGCTTCTTCAGGATCTTCATTATTATATTTTACTTTTAACAAAGCAGATACAAATCCAGTTCTATCTTTTCCAGCAGAACAATGTATGAATGTTGGTCCATTATCTATAAATAATTCTTTTAAGTCTTTAGATAATAATTTTAAAACATCAGATCTTTTCCCATACATAGGAAATATAATTTGTTTTATCCCAAGGCTTTTGCATATATTTTTAATTCTTAAACCATCTTCTTTGTCTAAAGATATTATCTTTTTTATATTATAATCTTTAACTAATGTTGCCACATCTTTTAATGCAGGAGCAGAGCCTCGATAAACATTATCTAATACTTTTCTAAATCTATAAATCATAAACTTCTCACTATGTTATTTAATACTTTTCTAATATAATCTGCTCTTTGATTAAATAAAATGTGTTTTATAAATGTAATTGAATTTCCCATAGCAGAAGATGCTGGCATTTTTTTAGATGCTAATTCTAGTTCATTTAATAAATAAATTTTCTTTTTTAGCTTTAATATAGATAATTTTCTTGATTCTGGTTTTATTCTTTGTAATGTAAATTTAACAATATTTGCTAAGTATTTTCCAACTTCTTCTGGAGTTCCAAGTTGCTCTAACCCAGCCTTCTTTACAATATCTATTTCTAAATTTAATTCTTCTTGTAACTCTATTAGTGTTTTCTTTAAAGAAGTTTTTTCTATTTCTTTTGAATCTGATAAATAAACTTCTTCAAAGTTTGTTCTATATAATTCTTGAAATCTTTTTAAATCTTTCTCTTCTAGTTTTTTTCTAAATAATCTTGTAATTGCAGAATATGTAAAATCATCTGCATCTGATATTTTTATTTTCTTAGATGCTTGTTTTACTATTTTATTGCTTAATGGCTTATAATTGCCATTAAGATTTTTTTCTAAACCAGACAATTTATTAGTAAAATCATTGGCTATATTATTTAGCTTCATGATTAGAATAATGTTTTAATATTTGTTTTGTATCTTTCGCTCTTAATAATAAATCTTCAAGAGAGCATTTACCATCTAGTTCTGATAAATATTGAATTGTATAATCATTTAAATATATTTTTTTACCAAATCTTATATGTCTGTTTTCTACATAAGCACAATCTAAAACTAATACATTGCCAAAACCTTCTAATACTTTTCCAACTATTACAGCAGGATAATTAGAACTCATTTGATCTAGTTGAAGCTCTTCATAAGATTCACCAATTAATATTTCTACTAGCTTATCTTTTAAATCTTCGGCTACTTTTTCTGCAAATGATTTATCCATTTATCCTCTTTAATATTTGCTTTCTATATTGTATATTTTGAAATGTTGGTGTTGCTGTTTTATAATTCATGTTTTTAGATTTAAATAAGCTAACATCGAATATAGATTGCTCATTAAAGTCATTTATAAATTCTGATAAATCTTGATTTGAATCTACTCTTAATTGAAGATTACTTTTTTCTCTTAATACTCTAGAATTTATTCCAAGCTCTTCTTTCAAAGCAATGCAAAATATTCTTCCATATTCAGATTCATCTTCAATTGATTTACCAATTATATTAAAATAAGATTTTTTAGATTCTTGTGCAGATAAATATTTTTTTACAACATCAATAAGATTATCATTAGCAGCTTCAAAATTTTGATTAGAATGCTCTTCATGATTATGATTATCTGGTTGTGACTCAATATCTTCAGGACTGTTCTTAGCTTGTTTGAGCATTTTCAATGCATCTTGATAAATTTTACTATTAGCTGCATTTTTCATTTTCATATCTATGTCACCATATGTAATTCTTCCGTCTTTGTCATAGTCTAAAACTGTATTTTGTCTATAAGCATTAGCCTCAGATTCTATTTTTACAGTTTTATATCTTTGCTTTGTTGGATTCTTTTCTACAACAACCGCTTCTGGATTCATTGATTGAACTCCAGAAGTATATAATGCAACCGGATAAAAATTACCTATATATAATTGAGCTGCACTTTTTATTTTGCCACCTCTAGATAAAGTTTTTAAATGAGTTTCAATAAAATCTAATTGCTCTAATCCAGACAACTCATTAAATTTTCTATTTTGAAATTGCTCTGGTTTATATTTATGAACATTTCTTAATATAAATGGCATAAACTGTACAAGACCAGCAGCGCCACCATTTTTGTTTACGGCAGCAGGATTTAAGCCAGATTCTAATGTCATTATTAATAAAACATCTTCTGGCTTAACCATTGCGTTAGCACATACTTTTATTAATTTTTTATAGAAATCTAAACCCAAACTCATATTAACTTTGCTTTTTCAATTAGGTTTTGTCTGGCTTGTTTTATTCTGTCTTTGTTTAGATAAAAAGCTTTTTTAGTGTTATTAGAGTACGGATTAAATTTAGGAGCTTTTATTTTAATTGCATGATTATCATTTGGAGTAGCCTCCTCTGTATTATCATTTGGATCAACTTCTTCCATATTATCATTAACCGCATGTCCATCTTCTACTAATTGAGATAAAATATCTTTTACCTTGTCATTATAAAATTTAATAAAGCTTTTATCAAAATCTTTATGATAATTCTTAAAATTCTTTAATTGTTTTAAATAAACAGATATCTCTCTTTGAGATAAAGCCAATGACATTTCTTTTAATGATGAATAAGCACCATCTAATATAGTTTGTGCCTGGTCCATCATTAAAATTAAGCCCTCTTTTAACCCAGCTACCTCTTGGCTATGTGTCTTTTCCCATGTTCTAAGGGCTCTGCCTCGCTGTGTAAATATAGATCTAAACCAATCTGTTACTCCAGCATTCTTTACCATTTGTTCAAAAACAGCCAAATTAATTTGAGCCTGTTTTTTATCCATTTTATCTCTAAATTTAATTAAATCTTGCTTTTCTTTTCCCTGTAATTGAGAAATAAAGAAATTTTTGTAATTTAAATTTATATCTTCATTTAATTTTAATTGTATATTAGCCGCATTGCCTAATTTTTCTCTAAATAAATCTAAAAATACAACGCATTGCATGTATTCGCGTCTTTTAAATAAAGATTTACATTGCTTTAATATTTTTTCTGGAGAATTATCTGATGTAAAAATTTTTCTTAGGCTGCGATCAGCAGTTCTAATTTTACCCATAATATCTTTAACATCAGTATTAAACATTTCTAATGAAGAAGAAAATGGATTATAATCTTTTAATTTGTCTTTAAATGATCTTGATTGTGATTCTTTATACATAAAATAACCTCGCATATTTTTTATGCAAAGTTATTAATTTACTTAGGAGCATCTCCTGGTGGTGGAGCAGCCATATCTGGCATATCAGGCATTGGTGGCATATCTGGCATTCCTGGCATTCCTGGCATTCCACCTTCACCTTCTGGTCCTACTTCTCCAGGTAATTTCTCTTTATCTGCCATATTTTCAGCATTTTCTTGGATTTCATCTTCATCAGTTAATGATCTAAGTTCATTCAAGCTCATCTTCTCTAACTGAGCCTTTTCTTTCTTAAGAATTTCTGTTGCAATATTTTCTTTCTTAATTTTTCGCATTTGATCTTCAAAATCTAATCCTAATGCTCTATGAAGCTCATGAACAGCTACTCGCTTTTCTCCCTCGGCTCCAGCAGTTAAATTAATTAAATTGCTTATATATTCTGATGTATCAAACAATGACATGTGATTCCAATCTACTTCTGGAACTATTAATGTCTTTTTGCCACCGTCAGTATATTCGTAAAAATCCTGCATCATTGATATTGGAGTAAATACTTTTCTTTTTAACCATGCAGCCAATAAGTTTCTAAACTGCATATATCTTTGTCTCAATACATCTAACGCTACTCCACCATTTGCATACGAAGTATCACTTCCTCCATCCATAATTACAGATGGTACCATTAATCCAGTATATATTTCTTTTATTAGTTGAGTTATATCATTGCTTGTATCATATATTCCAGAACCTTTTCCTACAACCTGAATATCTACTCCATCATGAGTAAATAATTTATAATTTTTATTATAAGTCATTTGCTCTACAATATTTTTCCAAGCCTCTAAATCTGCTGGAGTTGGTTTATAATCAGCAGAGCCAACTTTAAATACTGTAATAGGATTGATCATATCATCGGCTTGGGCAAACTTGCAATTTCCTTGTATTGCTATCTTGCCTTTTCTTCTAGTTACAAAGTAACCTGTGCTGGTCTCAAAACACCAAACAGCCCCATTGTAATTTATAACTTTATTGTGAGCTTTCTTGATTAATGGATAAGTTCCTGTTTTTGTTGTAGACCAAGAAACCAAATACTCTGTATTTTCAGTTCTTTTTCTTTCAAGCAAATTACTTGCATAACCTAGTTTAAATACTAATTCTTGAACATTATCTGCTAATTGTTTAGAAGAAGTGTAATATCTATATGAAGTGCTGTTTTTATTCTTTACTACACTTCCGTCGCCCTCTAACAAAGCCGTTAATAAAGTTTGCAAATAAGGTTTGTCTAAATTTAATACCCAATTTGGAATTTGTTTATTTAAAGAATCAAATTTATTATTAACTTTTACTTGTTCTCTGAAATAATTACATAATTCTTTTGAGTAAATTCCTATATTCCAAGAATCTGCTGGAATAGATTTAAACTTCTTTGAACTTGGATAATTGTATGATCTAGTATATTCTGTATATTTATAATTAGATTCTTTCAAAAAGTTAAAACAAGACTCTTTTATAGAGTCCAGCTTTTTTGAATTTGTTGATTGAGTTAATTGAACTGTATTTTTAACAGTCAAACAACCTTCGCTAATTAAATGACCAAGAAATCTTAAATATGTATGTGTATTTACTTTTCTGTTATTTATGTTTACATGGTCAAGATTATTTCCAACAAAATTAGAAACAGCTTTTGTTTTATATGTTCTGTTGTTTAATAACTTTTCAGCCTTAAAATCTTGGAAATCTGTAAATTTTATTTTTTTGTTTTTAATTTTTAATTCACTTGCATATATTTTATGATTTGGAGTTACACAAATATTTAAATTATCTGATTCAAATAATTTCATTTCTCCAGAATAATTACTTAAAGTAAAATTTAATGGAGATTCATAAGAAATTAAATCTTTGGCTTTATCAAAACAAGCTATTTTTATATTGTCTTGTAATTTTACTTTTTGATCTTTATATAAGCCAATAAAACTATCACTATTTGTAAACTCTAATAATTCATTAATCTTTTTAAAACCATTGCTTGTTAAGACTTCTGTTTCTTCGTCATAACATTCTCTGATTTTTTGCATAAGCATTAGTTCTCTAAAAACTCCTACTGGCAAGCCAGTTCCTCTGTTTTCATATGGAGCTATCTTTCTTGCAATCATTGAAATGTTTAAATCATCCAAAGGTATGTTTTGACCTCTTTTAACGCATTCAACGATAAATGGATCTAATTGCTTTCTTTTTTCAATATCTGCTGATTTACCTGATGTAACTATTTTCTTTAAGTTTTCATCTGGCTTTAACATTATTACTGGTTTTCCATCAACTCCAGGAACTACATTTATATAGTCTGGATTTTGCAAAACAATTCTTGACCACTTTCCAATAGATTCGTCTAATTCTAAATAAGGAAAGGCTTCGCCTAATAACCAATATTCTTGAGCAATTTGGACGCAAACATTCATAAGGTCTAATTCTTCAGCCATTTCAGAAAAAAAATTCTCTATCTCTTTATTTTTGCATTTTATATTTAATTTACTTATTGGATAAGTAGAATGTAAATTAATAGAATTATGAACCATTCCGTTTAATGCAAAAAATGATCTGCACCAAGCATTTATTGTAGCCTTATCTCTTGGCAAAGATAAATTAGATGTTAACCATAATGGACTATAAATATCTGGAGCTTGTTCATGCGAAGAATTTGTTCCTTTAAATCCTCCACCACTTGAAGCTACTTGAGCTTTCTTAGGAATTCCATTTGTTACATAAGAACTAGATGTTAATTCATTCTCTTTGTTTTGCTTGGAACCATCTGAGAATAATCCGCTTTTTACTTCTTGCTCAAGTAGCTCTCTTCTATATGGAGAAACAACCTTTGCCATATTTGGTGTTACTTTTGGTGTTTTTTTATCTGACATTAAACCTTATTTAAAATATATCAATATCTAGAAAAATACCCAAGTATAGCCGGAATTGAATTTTTATTATTCAAATTCTGTGGATTGTTTGTTAAAGCATTTGTATTTTTAAAAGCATTTGTAGTATAAAATTTATAAGCTAAGTAAGCATTTAACAAAGCCATTAAACCGTCATTAGGAATCGATCCTTTTACATAATGTATAGAATGTTCTCCAACATGGGATAACTTTGGTTTTACTTCCATGGAAGAACAATGCTGTATTAGCCAAGCTATTTTTTCATAATCTTTGTTTGATAATGGAAATCTAATTTTACCGGCTCTTAGTTTATCAAATAAATCTCCAATATAAAAATCTCTATCAAACTGAATTTCTTTTGGTTTTAAATCTGTTAAAAACTTTGCCCTAAATGGAGTTATTACTTTTGGCATCGCTCTGGAAACTAAATATTTATCTCCATATAAATCAGACAAATCTACTGATAAGTCATTTGAATATCCAATATCTCCAACAGCAAGATTTATAGAATAATTTCTTAATAATTCGTCTATAAGTTCTTTCTTATATGTAGGATCATTCTTTTTGAATTTCATTGCAAATTCAATTGACATCAATCCAGCATCTTTTACAGAAATTACTACTGCTGTAGAATAAGATTGTCCTCCACCTTTTTTATCAGTATTTGCTTGCTGCTCTAAGTCTGCTTTTAAACCATAATCTATTCCAAGAAATGTTAATGTATTGGAGTCTGTAATATGTCTGGAGAATCTTCTATCCATATCTCCACATTTTTCTATTATTTCATCTGATGTAATTGGAGTAGAATCTCCTTGAAAGAATTCTCCAAGGACTTCGTTTCTATAAACTCTTTCTGTATTATATGGATGTACATTTGGCTTTTCAGAAGTAATATCTTGTTTTCTTGCATTGGGAGCATATAACATGTTTATATGAAATCCCATATATTCACAATCTGCTAATGGTTTTGTTTCTACCCATTTACCTCTTTCGGCTGCATCTAATTTATCTTGCAAATGTCCACAATGAGTACATTTTACAGTAAAGTCTGAAATCCAAATATTTTCCCACTCATCTGATTCTGGTGTATAAAGAGGAAATAATTTTTTACAACCTTCGCAACCTAAATGATAATATTGTTGATTTGAATTAGCCCATATTTTATAATAATCAGCACCCTTCTTTTTTGGAGTTCCAAAGTATACTTGTACTCCTTTTGTTGGTCTGCCATAATTAGATGATCTTAAAATCTTTGTTGCGTTTGATAAAGCAACTGCATTTATGTCCTGGCAATTATGAGCTATTAATCCGCTTTTGCCTTTAGCACTATTTGATGATGTAACCATAAAATTATGATTATCTTCAACTTCAATGTCGTATACATAATCAAATTCTTTTCTATATAAAACTGATTTAACTAAAGATATTCCAAACTCTGAATATTTATTATTCCAAGTATATTTTTCTTTATTATTATTTGAATATAATTTATACTTTAAGTCATTACTTATATAAGGCTCCACTAAATTTGATAATTTTTCATATTCTTTAGTTTTTACATAAATATAATAATATTTTCCATATAATTTATAGTTAGCATTGATGCCAAAATCTTTTAATTTATTAACGAGCCTTATTTGAGAATCTTCGTCAAAACCGCATGTACTAAATACAAATGTATTTTTATTATTTCTGGATCCATCATCCATAAACCATATAGCTAAACCTCTTTCATCTAACTTATCTAAAACCCATTGAGGACAATGAGTTTTTGTTTTTGGCAAGTCTCCATCTAAATAAAATGTTTTTGTACTAAAAACAATAGCATCTTTTTTTGAATATCCACTATCTTTTACTTCTCTAGTTTTAGCTTGAAATAAATTAGCTTTTAAAATACAATATTCTTTTTGTTTTATTCCATGAATTATTCTTATTCTGTATTTATTTTCACCTATTTTTTGTAGATGACCATCTCCTAAAAATGACCCCAATGCAACTTGAAATTGATCATCATTTAAATGATAAGAAATTTGACATGAATCTGGATTTGAGGTTAAAATAGCTTCGCCTTTAGAAAGTTCTTTAACTTCTTTCCATCCATTCAAAGTTAAAAATTTATGATTAGGAGTACATTTAATTATTCTATTTTCACAAATTAATTCAACTAACTCTCTTTTTTCTCTTTTCCAAGCTTTTTTAATATTTTTATATTCAAATGTTTTTGTACTCTCATTAAATGTCAACACTCTTGGGAGTTTTTCATTTTGTTTATATAAATTATATAATTTACCAATTTTAACTTTTCCAATTTCAGTTGTGATGCATTGATGATATGGGAAACATTCGTCAAAGAAGATAATATCTGCGGTTAAACCTCTAATTCTATCTGCATCAATTCCGGTTGATTCAATCCAAACATGATTTCCATTTACAAATCTTTTAAACTTTAACGAATCTCCTACTTGATTATTATCTAATAAACTTTCCATATAAGATAAAGGCTTGCCTTTTTTATCTAATCCAATTTTAATTGAATCAGTTATCATTGGATCCATTTTTGATTTTGTATATCTTGCAGCTTGTTCTAAATTAGGAAATGCATGAATAATTCTAATAGGTGGCTTACCATCTGTTCCAAATAATCCAGAACCCATAAAATACATTTCTAATGCCAAAGCCATTGTAGTTCCACCTACCTGACGACCTTTTACTAAAACAGTTGGCTTTGAATCTTGCTCTAATTGTTTGATTGCAATATATCTATAAATATCAACGAATGGTTTATATCCTCTTTTTGTAAAAGAAAAAGGAGCACCGTCTATTGTTAAATTATTTTCGCAAAATTTAATTGGATCAATATTAGATATTTTATTCTTTAACTTAGCAAATAAATCTTTCTCATAATCCGACATACTTATCCTTTAATAGATTCTAGAAATACATTTTCGTCAATATCATCTTTAAAATGATTTTTCCCCAATGTACTAGATTCTTCTGGTTCTGCTTTTATTTCAAGATTTTTTTGAGCTATAAACTGTTTTAAAGAATCATCCTGAAACAAAGCATCATTGTGAATGTCTCTTCCATGTAATTTATGTAATTTATCTATTATTCCAATTACAGGCAAAGTGCCTTTGGAATCTTGAATTATATTTTCTAATGTATTTAATGCTTGTGGACATTCTTTAAATAATCTTACTGTATGATTTGAATTTGAATCTTCCTTTTCATTTATATTGATATTTGCTTCAGTATCTTCGTCGGAATTAGCTTTTTTGCTTAATTTTACATTATTTTGTAAATAAGCATTTAAGCCACTTCTTTCCATCATTTCGTTTACTTTATCTTCAACGGATGAAAATTTAGATTGCTTAGATTTTACAACATCTGTAATTTTATGAAATAATAAATCATCAACTCTTTTAGATTGTACTGCTACCTTTTCTAAATTAGTTTTTAATAATTCTCCCCAATACTTATCTAATACACTATTCTCAAATGACTTTTTTATCATAATTTAACGCTTAATTATTCATTAAGCATTATAATTTGCAGCAAAATCTAAACCATCTAATGTCTTATCTCTTGGCTCGTCCATTACGTCTAAGTAATATCTATCTGCTCTTACTGGAAAACCCATATCTTGAATCAAAAAAGCTAATTCAAATTTTTCTCTTTGAGAAAGCTTAAATTTGTCTCCAACTTTTTTAATATTATCTTCCATCGAATGACCAGCAGAAACAGTTCCGTTTATACACATTCTTGCCAAAGCAGAAATTAACAAAGGTACATTTACATAATTTCCAGACATTCCAACTGTTTTGGCTTCTTTTATTATTTCATCAGAATCTTCAAATCCAGCTTTCTTTTTCTTCTTCTCTTTATTAATTTTATTTAAAGCTTCTTTTAGTCTTTTAATTCCACCTTCTATTTTAGCTCTAATTGTTTCTACTTTAGATGAATCTAGTTCACCTTCAATATCTAATTTCATTGCTTTAGATATTTCAGAATCTAATTTATTTAAATATGAAATGGCTCTTTCAATTCCTGCTGAATCTTTTCCAGAATGTTTTGGAACATCTTTAAATCTTTCTGTAACCCAAGTTACAA